CTTTGGTCCTCAATCAGGTCGTTATGAACGACTGTATAGTTCTGATGTGGTCGGGCGGCGCGGATAATCATGCGCACTCCATCAAAGCGTCAATTGTTGCGTGATAAATGCCCATAACTTGCTCCGTCGCCATGTTCATGTTTTTCACAAGACTTACTTGTTTTTGATTGATAAGCGAAACTTCCTGCTCGAGTTCCAGTAACTGACCTCTTAGCTCGGCGACTTTGTCTCGCAATTGCTGAATGTGCCAGCTTGCTGTTCCACAGGTGAAATACTCAAAACCATCGGCTCGACGGGTGCCATGAATCGGTTCCCAGTCTGAATTAATTCCTTTTGCTGAGTTACACAATGCGCAAGCCTTGACCAAATTGTCCAGCGCGTCGTATCCGCCCAACGCCAAGGGCATGACGTGATCCATGTGCCATGAGTTGCCGTCCGGGTCAGTTGTGCTCGTTCCAACGCGGTCGCAATAGGCACACCGAATTACGTCAGCCAAAGCGCGGTGGCCGTCACGAACTACCTTCGGTGATCGCTTTATCACAGTTCGCCTTCCTCCATGCGACGCATACGGTCACCGAACGAAACGAGGCGGGCGCGTAACCGCTCGTTTTCGACCTGGAGGTCGTGGAGGCGTTGGCGAAGCAGCATGATTTCGTTCATGGCTCCGGCCACGGTGCGTTCGGATTCTTGAATTTGGCGGATAAGGGCTTCAGCGTCCCAACTCATTTTGGCTCCTTGTCAGTCGGTCTTTGATTTCGTTGATGTCTCGAGGGCGCCACACATACGCTTCGGCTCCGGCGGCGTGTAGGCACATCAGCCAGTCGTTTTGGGCGTCGGACAGTTTGCCGATTGCGGTCTTGAGTTCGGCGAAGATCACGCCGCGCTCCGGGTGGACGAGCACGAGGTCGGGGAAGCCGATGTCGCCTTGGGTGGCGGTGCGCCATTGGCCGCGCTCGTTTTGGGCTGGCAATGGATGGAATGCTTTCCAGCCTTGCCAACGGGCGAGTTCCATGACGGCGGCCTGAAACTGGCGTTCGTTGATCTTGAACATTGGGTTGGCGTTGTTAGACATCGGCTTGGCTCCTTCGAGTTGTGAAGAAGCCGTCGAGGTCCGGGTATCGATGCATGATCTCACGGGCGTAGAACGCCCGGTAGTCGTTGTTGAGTTTCAGTTGGCTGGTCGGGTCGTCCGTTTTGACGGCGTGGTTGTAGCGCAGGACTTCCCACAGGGCGGCGATGCCGTACTGGCGAACGCCACGATCTTTGAGTCGTCGGGCCATACCGACGAGTTCAAGCATGACGTGGGTGTTGGCTAGGTGAAACGCCTGGAATCGTTCCCTTGCCCGGTCAATGTCGTCTAGCGTTGACCAGTCAAATTCCAGTTGTGCCATCAGAACGGGTCCTCCTGCGCCATTGTCAGGCCGGTGGCCACACCGTTCTTCAGTTTGTCGATCAGTTCGCTGGCCTCACGCTTAGTGGCCGGCCGGGCGGTCGATCCGAGTGCTTTGAGCATTCGGAGTTGCTTGTCGGACGGTGCTTCGGCGGCCGATCGTGGCGTCATGGTGGTGGGCCGATCCTCGTACTGTCGGGCCTGCACTTCGTTGCGGCTGGCGATGCTCGAGGTCAGACCGATACCCATGTAGCCGAGCGCGCGGCCGAGCGCGGAGGTGAATCCGTTCATGAGTTCCGAGTCGCGTGTGTATGGCGTTTTGCCGGGTAGCGGTTCGGAGGCGGTAGCAATCGCCGGGTATGGGTCGTCAGGTGTGCGGTAGATGCGTACTTCGCAGACGATGGTGGGTGTGTCGGCGAACTGCTCGAGGCGGTAGCCGAGTTCTTGGACTCGTAGGTCGGGCCAGCGTTCCAATGCCAGTTTCAGGCGTGTTGGAACGTCGACGTAATCGTCAAGGTTCATTGTTGCTCCTGTAGTCGGGCCAGGTTTGGCAGGTAGATCCGTTTGAAGCATGGCCAGCACCAACAGGCCCAAGCCGATGGTTCCCAACGGACGATCTGGTCGGCCTCAAGTTCCGTGTAGCAGCCGGCGCATTTACCCGATTGGGGTTTACCGATTACTGACGGTTCGTGAGGCACAAGCGTGTGTTTACCACACGGGTGTCGTCGAGTGGTGAACTAGTTGCCCGACCAGGTTGTCCACGGTGCGAAGCAGCGGTCGGGGCCGTTGCGGTTGCAGCTGTAGTTGTAGATCGCCAGGGCGGCGCGAATGTTGATGCGCGGATCGAACAGTTCGTCGTGGCTGTTGGCGATTCCTTGGGCGGCTAGCCAGTTCGGTGGATTCGATTGGTCGGAGCTCCAAAAGCGGTTGATTTGGAACAGGCCGTGGTCGGGGCCGCTGTCGGCGTCGGGTTGGCAGCGCGATTCGCGGTACATGATTCCGAGCGCGGTTTCAAGGATTTGCCGGTCGGCTGGCCAGCCTTCCTCGAGCATCATGGGCGCCCATTCGGCGCAAACGGTGTCGGGGCCAACCAGGGCCGGGACGTATGCGGTGGTGGTTGGGGCCGGCACGGTGGTCGTCGTGACGATCGAAGTGGTGGTGACGGTGGGTGGTGTGGGTTTGAGGGCCACGATTGACGTCTGTATGGCCTTGGGAGCCACGGTGACGGTTGGTTCGCTATCTGGGCCCATCCAGGCGATAGCGACGGCCAGGGCGCAAATAGCGCCAATGGCAAGACGGAACGGGTTCATGAGTTACCTCCTGGGACGGTCGGGACGTCGAGAGTGGGGACGGTCTACCGACTCGGCCTAGGCCGGGTCAAGGCTTCTGTTTGCGTCCGATGATCGGGGTGACGTCTTGGCCGCCTCGAGCGGCGATGCCGTTGCCGATGGCGTAGCCGACGATCGCGGTGATTACCGGGAGGCCGGCGTCGCTGGCGATCGCCTCAACAGCGATCAGGACGGTCAGGCAGATAAGGCTGACCAGGGCGATAAAGGCCTTGGACGGGTTGGCGATGTTCATTGTGCGAGGGCTTTCTCGAGGGCCGCGCTCATAGCTGCAGCGTCGTGGGCAAGTGTCGGGCTGATTTCGATGTGTATCCAGCGGCCGCCGGGGGCGCCGTGGATGGTGCGGCGGTCGTATGACTTCCAGGCGGCGCGATCGCATCGCCAGGTTCGGCCCCACGGTTTCGGCCAATAGTCGGCGACCATTTCGATCCCGAGCAGGTCGGCGTTGTCAACAAGCCACTTGATAACGGGCTCGATGTCTTTGCGTGTGGTGTAGCCGATGTCTACCGCGCGGCCGGTTTGGTGGACGGAGGGTTGGCCGGGTTTGCCTCGAGCGTCACGTTTGGCGTAGGTGCCGAGGTGTGTGAGTTTTCCAGCGTTCAGGAACAAGATGAGGTCGCGAAGTGCGACGGTGCCGGGTAGTGGGCCGCGGCTGTTGACGTCGTAGCCGGTGTATGGCCTAGTCAACTGGCACCCATTGACAGGTCGTTTCGTCAAGCGTCCAGTTGTCGCCAGGTTTTTCGGCGATAAAGGCGTCGCGGATCGGATCGTAAGAGCCACCTACTTGGGCGTAATTCATGCGCATCGGTGTTCCGCCTAGCAAGTGGACGCCGCCGTAGGTGTTGTAACTCGTCTGAATCCATGTGCCGCCGAGTTGTAGATCTTCGGCCAAGAACTGTTGGCCTCGATGTTCTTGTTCGTTGTCAACCTTGAGGATTCGGAGGACGATGTTGTTGTCGTCGATTTCTGCAAAGTGTGCCATTAGGCCAGATACCTCACGATGACGATGCCGCCTCCGCCTGCTTCGGTTCCTGTCACCCAGTCGCCTCTACCGCCGCCGCCATAGTTTGATGGGCCGCCGCCAGTTCCGTTGGCCCCGGTGGTGGCGGAACCGCCTCCGCCGCCGCCTCCGGCATAGGTCACGGATGTTCCGGAATAGTCGTTGGCTGCTCCGTTGCCTCCGGCGCCGCCGTTGCCGCCCGATCCGACTGTTCCACCGGCTGCACTTTTGCCGCCGCCGCCACCAGAGCCGCCGGTACTCATGTTCAATCCGTAAGCGCCGCCACCGTTATTTCCTTCACCGGCCGTCCCGTTTCCGCCTACGATTGTTCCGCCAACGGGTGAGCCTGATCCGCCACCAGAGCCGCCGTTGCCACCTTGAACGCTGCTTGCTCCGCCTCGACCACCGCCAGTTGTGGTTACGACCGAACCAAATGACGAACCTGTGCCGGCACCGCCGCTGGTAACACCGCCAGCAGCTCCGCCGCCGCCAATCGTGATGGTATGGCTTCCGGATGCGCTGTACGACGTAGACGTTTTCATACCTCCAGCACCACCACCGCCGCCGCGACTGCCTGCTCCGCCACCTCCACCAGCCACCACAAGAATGTCGACCGACAACGAGGCAACGTTTACTGTAAACGTTCCGCTCGAGGTGAACGTGTGAATCCAGTAGGCACCGACATTGGTGATCGTTCCGCCAGATGCGCTGGGCCCAGCGGCGGATGATGTTGCGGCTTTGGCGGCGATAATCATGCGGACGTATTCCCGAAAAAAACCCACTCGTCGGTTCCGACCTTGAGCAGACCACCGACGGAATACTGGCCGTTGAGCTTCAATTTCGTGCCTTGGCTGCGAATCGTGACGCCAGCACCACCGACGGTGACCTGACCGGCTCCTCCCTGGTACAGGAGGATTTGGGTGCCGGTCGGGAATGCGACGGTGGCATTGGTAGGGATGGTCAAGGTGATTGAGGCCGCGTTGGTCAGGCTCACGACCTTGGCAACGTCGGTAAGTGCCAGCGTGTAGGTGGTGCCAGTTTGCGCGTTGAACACGCCGAACGCGATGTCGTTGACGCCTTCGGTGATCGAGTTGACGTTCGCGGCCGTGAGGACCTGGCCGTCTGCGTATGCCTCGGAAAGCGGATAGGTAGCCATGATTTCCTTTACAGGGTGTTAGTGCCAAGAATACCGAACTCGGACGATCCGAGGATGAATGCGGTGCTCAAGGGGTAGGCGGTCGTGAATTGGGTGATCCAGCGGTCGGGTGTGATGGTGTGGCTGACACCTTGGACGGTGATGCGCAGACTGATGTTGGTACCGGCGGCCATGTCGCGGTTGACGATGATCGGGTCGCCGACGTCAAGGGTGAGGCCGGGGACGATTCGATTGGATGGGCTGGACAGGTCCAGGGTGATCGAGTCGATGCGAAGCCGGACCTGTTTGCGGTAGGCGAGTACCTGGGTGGCGCGGTTGAGGGCGATCGCGTTGGTTTCCATGACCAGGTCGGATCGCTCGTAGGTTCGGGTGAAGTATTCGTCGATTGAGGCCGAGTCGAACACGGTTTGGGCGGTGCCGCCGTGTCGGGTGAAAGTGACGACGTTGGACAGTTCGGTTTCGTCCAGGTTGACGTCGAGGTCTTGGTAGGCGACGTTGGCGCCGTCGTCGGAAAACGTGGTGGCGGCGCCGGACGCTTTCTGCGACAAGGTGGCGCGGCTGTAATAGGTGGCTTTGCCGTCAGGTGCCATGAAAAACGCGCCTAGATCGGAGTTTTCGACGGTTTGGATGGCTTGAAGGGACGTGCGGAGGGTGCCAGGATCGGTCTGCAGCTCTGTGTCGCCGAGGTCGATGTCGCGGAGCGTGTCGGGCCAGTCGACCTCGTCAAGGATTTGTTCGATCCGTTCGCCGGGTAAATCCTTGTTAGCGGCGCCGGCCACGGATTCGATGTTGGCCAGGTTGAGCAGCCGGAAGCCGTCCTCGGCGGTGACGGTGACGAGTGCGTAGTCGGCGGATTGGTCGGCCCATGTCCAATCCCAACTGGTGATGTAGCCGGCGAATACGGGGTATTCGGTGCCGGAGTATTCGCCGGTGATAATGACCTGGCGCATCGGTTTGATTTGGCCGTAGTAGGGGCTGGCGGCGTTTTCGGGGTTCCAGTCGCCGGTGAAGTCTTGGAATTGGATGGTGGCTTGGCCGGTGGTGTATTGCTCGAATACGCGGTCGCGGCCATGCCGGACGGCGATGGCTTGGGTGGTGTCGGTGACGTCGGCGAATTGGGCGGTAGCGGTGCCGAGGATGTTGGTGCCGAGGATGCCGTTCAGCGTGGAGCCGAGCTCAAACACGGCGCCGAACGATGCGCCGGGCCCGAGCCGGATCAACACTTTTGGCGTGATGGCGAGCGTCATGTGTTGCTGTAAACCAGTTGTTTGCCGGAGCGTTGCGAGTTGACCAGGCCTTTGCGGATTGACTCGATGAGGTCGAGTTCGGTGATAACTGAGCCTTGGACGCTGACGTTGACGGCCATGGGCGCCGCGTAGGCGCCGATGGTGGGTATTGGTGCAAAGGTGCCTGGTGTAGGAAGTTTGGGTGGCTTCCCGAATACAGGGTTCAGTGGTGCGCCGCTACCTCCGCTGCCGGTCGTTTCTGATGGGGTTTGACCGGCCGGCACCGGGATGCCTTTGACCTCACCAATAAACTCGATTGGGATTTGTCGCGGCACCGCCGCCAACTGGCGCATGAGTTCCTGGTAGGCCAGGTCGTACTGGCCCTTCTCGAGCAGGGCGACGATCTTGACCTGTTCTTCGCTGGTTAGTTCGGCCTGTTTAGCAACATCGGCCATTTCGCGCACCAGGCCGCGCATCGCCTTATTTGCTTCCTCTGCGGCTTCGGGTGTTCCCTTGCCCAGCGCCTCAAGCACTGTCTTTTCGTATTCCTTGAACGCGGCGGTCAAGCCTTCGACCGCTTCCTCACGCTCAAACTGGCCAAGCAGTGCGTCGAATGTGTCGATCAGGCCGTTCGTGTCGTCGTCGAGCTCGCGGATCGCGTTGGCGAGCCGAAGGCCGGCGTAGCGCATTTCCTGTGCTGCCGAATATGACTTGGCCCATGTCTTGTTCAGGATTTCGGTGGCGTCGTAGACGCGCTTGGTTTCTTTGCTGGTGCCGAACAACCAGCCGCCGAGCGAATCGAGGGCGCTGTTGACGCCGGGTATGACGCTGCCGAGGGTTTGGATGGCGCCGTAGCCGCGTTCCCAGGTTGACGCGGTTTCGTCGCTGACCCGGTTGACACCGGCCATGACTGAGTCCAGCGGATTGAGCGCGTCGGTCAGTACTCGAGCGCCCTTGCCGAACAGGTCGATGCCTTTACCGACCGGGCCGTCAAATACCAGTGCACCGAACTGTTGTGCTGTTTCGAGCAGTTTGACTAGCGCCGGGACCAAGGCGGAGCCGACGGCCAACGTGACGTCCTCGAAAGCGTCCTTAAGGGCATCTTGGGCGGCGCGCAGCTCTTTGGCGCGCTCGACTTCTTTCGGGTCGATGATTTTGGCGTCGGACACGGATGCGATTGCGGCGCGGAGCGCCGGAGCGCCGCCCTTGATGATTTCGGACATTTCGCCCCACGACTTGCCGAACACGCCGGCGGCTAACCGAGCGCGTTCCGTCGAATCGTTGACGTCGGACAGGGCGCCGACGGTCCGAATGAAGGTTTCGTTGCTGTCGACTAGGCCGCGTTCGTTGCGCGCTACCTCAACGCCCAGGGCGCCGAACTCGTCTGAACCTTTGGCGATCGCCAGGTTCATCTTGTTGATCGCTTTTTGGAGCACTTCGGTTTCGATGCCGAGGTCGCCTGCTACCTCAATGAACGCTGATGCTTCCTCGACGGCGATGCCGGTGGCGTTGGCGAATTTGTCGGCGGCTAGGGCGAGGTCTTGAAATTCGCCGATGGCTTTGACGGCGAACGCGCCGATGGCGGCGCCGGCCGCTGCCGCGAACTGGCCGGCGTTGGCTTTGACGGCGTCGAGTGCAGCTCCAGCGCCGGCTTTGAATTTGCCCATGGCGCCGTCGGCTTCGGCGACCTTGTTTTTGAAGTTATTGAAGCCGGCCTGTGCGGCCACGATGCCTTTGTCGGCAAATTCGCTGATGATGGGTACGACGATTGCCATTAGCGCCTCCGCTGTAATGCTCGGATTTCGTTGGCTGTCGATCCGATCTTCATGAGTTCTTTGTTTACTTCATCTTCCATTTCGGCCACCAGGGCCAAAAATTCGCGCTCGACGCTGTTCGGGATCGGGTCGGCGCTGCGCCACATAAAACGCGACGGCGGACCAAGGTACTTGTTGAGTCCCCGGATGAGGCCGGCGCCTTGGCCGTTGAGTGCGTGGCCGTTGGGTCGGCCGGGGTAGGAACGTGATCGGCCGGTCATGCTGATGTTGCCGGGTTTGCCTGCCATGTCCGCGATGGCGGAAGCGGCGTCGGCGGTCATCAGTCGGACGGTGCCGATGGTTTCGTATTGGGCGCCGGCCGTGATGTTGCGAGCTCGAGCGCGTCGCGTGTTGGTGTTGATCTTGATCTTCTTGACAGCGCCGGCGCCAGTGCGGCCGTTGTGTTGGAAACCTCGTGGCAGACGTTGGCCGGTCGGCTTGACCTTTTCGATTTCGTCGACCATCGGTTGCGCGATCTGACGGATTCGTTTGCCGAATTCGCGGCGCAACGTCGGGTCAATCTTTTGAAGCAGACGAAGCGTGTCCTTGAGGCCTTCGACTTCGATGCTCATGGTTGCCTCCGTTCTTGGTCTGATTCGACCAGAAGGCGAACCATTTCGTCAATGATCGTTGGCGGTGTCTCGAGCAGGTCGACCGGGCTGATGCCGGTGCGGATGGCGAGGCTGGCGATCAGGTTGACTGTGGCTGGTCCTTTTCCTGGCGTTCTTTTGGGATGAACTGGACGTCCTCGAGCGTGTCGATGAACTGCGGCCACACCTTGACGGTGATCTTGGCTTTGCGCATCGCCTCGTAAGCGAGGTATGCCAGTTGTTTAAATTTCGGGTCCTGTAGGAAAGAGGTGATGCTTACGCCTGGGTGGTGGTCCTCCCAGGCGCAAGCCACTCCGTAGGTGATCGGTGCCGTGTGTTCGGCGCCGTCGACCATGACGACTTTCAGATCCATTCCAATCATGTCGGGCTCCTGGTTGGATTACGGGTTGGTGATGTCGCGCGCGAACGTTCCGCCGGTGAAGGTGACGTTGACCATGGACAGTTCGCCGACGCTTGAGGCGATCGGCGTGAACGATGCGAGGAATGCGCCCGTGATCGTGTACTCCGGGTTGGAGGCTGATTCGGTGGTGCCGGACGGCGAAATGACGAGGGTGACGGCGTCGTCGCCGACCACGTCGAACAGGGTGGCTTCGATTTCGCCAGCGCCGTACGAGTTGAACATGGTGAGGGTGACGTCGACGGCCTGCAGGCCCTTGGTGTAGGACCGGCCGCTTGATCCCATCGCGGTGGTTTCGAGCTGGTCGTAGCCGGTCGTGAGGGTGACGGACTGAACCTGGTCCGATACGTCGACGGCGCCGATGGCGACGGTGGCGTTGGACAGGAAGGTTGTGGTGGCCATTTAGGCTCCTTTTCTAGTTTCGCCTGCTGGCGATTCGGACGGTGAGGTCGTAGGCCGGGAGTTCCTGGCTTCCGATGATTGCGAGGCTTGGTTGGCCGGCGACCACTGCGAGGCCTTGGTCGGCCATGAGTGTGTCGATGGTTGTGAGTAGCCAGTCGGCTGTGTCTTGGTTACCGGGTGGGGCTCCCAAGACGCGGATGGTGAACGTAAGATCACCCACGTTGTAGGTGAAACTCGTGAACGTTGGAAGCTCGACGAACACGGTGAGCGGTCGGGCGTTCCGTGGATCGGTGACGGGTTTGAGGCCGAGGTTTGTGATGCGTGTGACGATCGCATCACGCGCTTCGGCGAAGATCCCTGTGGCTGCCATGTCATGCCACCTGGCTCCTGTTGATGCCGAGCAGTTGGTGGATGCGGCCCATGTTGAAGCCGGTGGTGGCCGGTGTCATGGCTTCGAACGTTTGGAACGAGTCAATGCTGCCGCGTTCCCTGTACAAGGCCGCCGCCATAAGAGTCGTACCGAGCGTGACGTCGCTCGAGGGGCTGGTGCCTGGTACGTCGGTGTAGCCGGCCTCGACGCGCTTACGGAACGCCCAAGCGTTTGCAGCTGCAACACAGGTGGCGATGTAGGCGGTGTCGTTGGCTGTGGCGGCCGCGATGCCCAAGAATTCGGTGACGTTCGCCGAGGTGGTCCAGGTGCAGCTGATCGACCAGGTGAGGGTGCCGAACGGGTCGGCCGAGTCGCGCTCGACGACGTCGCCGGCGTCGATGTAGGCCAACTGGTTGGGGATCACGACGTCGGTGTTGTACGTCATGTCGCCCTGGTACGACAGGCCGGTGTAGAGGAACTGGGGGACGGCTACGACGACGAAGGTGCCGTCCATGCCGTTCCCCAGTCCCGACACCGTTACAGACTGCCCGACTGCGATGTCTGTCTCGGTGAGGGTCTGAATCACGACGACGTCGTCCAACCTCATGCGATGGGTGATGGAAAACGTCGCCATGATTCGTGACTCTCCGTGTGATTAGGCGCGGGTGACGAACATTTCGCTGTCGATCATGAGCGTGGCAAAGTAGCCACGGAACGCGATCGTGCGAGCGAGCAGGCTCGGGTTTTCGATGGACACGACGCCCTTCTGCTGTTCCCAGCATTCGAAGCCGGCCGAGTTGCCGACCCAAACTTCCTTGCTGGTCAACGGGTCGAAGTTGCGGTCAACGACGACCTGGAGGCCGAAGGCGTTGCCGTTGAACGAGGCGGCGTCCTGCTGGCCGAATGCGTTCATGGCTCCGGCGTTGGGGAACAACGGGCGGCCGGTGCTGTCGGTCAGGGCGCCCAACTTCTTCCAGTAGTCGGTGCCGAGCATCAACACGTTGGGCAGGTTGCCGTCGGAGTTGGTGAGGATCTTGGCGGCCGCGTTGTAGACGAAGGTGACCCAGTCGGCCGGGTCGGTGTCGTCGGTCAACACCTCGGTCTGCGTGACGCCTGCGACGAACTGGGTGCAGGCCTCGACGTCGGTTTGGTTGGCGTAGATGCGCGCCATGTCGTCGACGAGTGCGCCGAGCACCTCGGGACTTGACCAGTCGATCGACGCTTCGGAGAGCTCGACGTAGCCGCCGAAGATCTTCTTCGTGACCTGCTCGTCGGACACGACGAAGGTGCCGGACTGGATCGTGGTGCCCTGCGTGACCGAGGCGATCGACGTGTGGGTCGTGACCTTCGGGCGGATGAACACCTTGCCGCCCTGCGGCATGGCACGGGTTCCGACGGCGTCGATCAACGGGCGAAGGCCGCGGAACGAGTTGAACACGGGTGCCACGACGGGGACGGGGAGCACACCGTCGAGGTCGCCGGTGGTGACGTCGGGTGCGGCCGCCTTGATGTTGGCGTTCATCTGTGCGAATTCGGAACCGCCAGCGACGAACGCGGCGATGTACTCGCCGAGCGAGGGCAGCTTGAATGCGCGCTTGGGTTCCGCGTACAGCGGAACGGTGGGGATGATGGCCGGTGCCGAGGCCTCGACCGGGGTTGCTTCTGACATTGAGTCCTCCTCGGGCTCGATTGGTGTGGGTTCTTCGTCGGGCGTGTCGTCCTCGGGCTCGGGGCTCGAGGCGGCGACTTTTTCGATCCGGGCCTGCTCGAAGGCTGGCTCGGCAACGATCGAGAGTTCGGTCCAGCGACCTTCCTCCACGATCATGGTTCCTTCGTTGTCGAAGGAGAATTTGGTGGGTACTACTCCAACGCTGACGGAGTCGTAGGCGCCCATGAGTAGCAGCGCCATGGTGTCGTCGGCGGCGCGTGTCGTAGCGAGGCGTGCGGTGAACATCATCCCTTCGGATGTGTTGACTCGTTCGGTCACGAGACCGCGCACCTTCGCCGGGTCATGCGCTTCGAGTAAACGGGGCGGTCTGCCGTCCTCGGGCAAAGACCCAGGCATGAATTTGACTTTGGTTCCGAGGCTGTCGGTGGTGGCGACGTTCCAGGGAACAGCAAGGCCGGTGATTGAACGCGACGGTTGGCCGTCGGTTGCGGCGGCGTCAATCGTGAAGTTACCGGCTACGAGTTTCAACATCGTCGTTGTAATCCTCTCTGACGGATGTGGGCGTGGTAACGAGCGGCGATTCGACAAGGTCGTTGTCGCCGAGGTAGTCGTCGAGGTCGAATTCGACGTGTTTGCCCGCTGGGAGCACGTTGTTACCCGACAATGTTTCCTGGAGGCAGTCGAGGTACGGCTTGGCGCCGAACAGGTAGAGGTCTTGGCGGGCTTGGAGCGCGTTTTGATACGTCATGCCGGTGCCGGTTGGTGCGCCGACGAGATAGGGCGGAATGTTGGCGAGACGCGCCAGTTCAAGGGCCTGGTACTGACGCGCCTCTACCAGCTGGAGTTTCGACGGGTCGGAATCGAATTCTTTCCACTCGACGAATTCGTTCAGGGCGCCGATCGCGTTGCGCTGTCGTGCGGCTGACCAAGCAGCGGCGAGTTCGCCGAGGTCTTCGGCCGACATTGGTTCGCCACCTTTTTGCTGGAGGTATCCGGCGGCGATTTCGTTGGTGGCGAAACGGCGGGCGGCGTTGTCAAGTTTCCAGGCGGTGTCGATCGCGGCGGCGCCCGAATACACAATGCCCATCATGGGAGCGAGGAACTGAACGAGATTTTTGGAGTCAATGTCAACGCCGTTGAACTGAACCTGATCGGACGGCTGGAACCATGCGGGGCCCGACTGGTCAAGCGTGGTGATGTTGGCAGCCGGAAGCCATTTGAACGATGCGGGGAAGCCGGTGGAGTAGCGGCCTGTTATCAGCCAAAAACTCCGACCATAGAACAGTAAATCACTGAACGTGTTGGCCATGATGAAGTTGCGGGTGACGGCCGGGTCGGGTCGCGTGAACCACGACTCGCCCTCAACGTAGATCTTCTCGTATTCCTCCTCTTGGGGGTCCCACGCGAGGCGGTAGGCGCGAAGATCGAGACAGGCGATCATCGAGGCGATCAGGTCGCGGGCTCGAGACACCGTTGGGAGTTGGAGGGCGCGAAGTTCTTGGGTGCCGACGGTGTAGGTGTACGTCGCGTTGATCGTCGCCTGTTGTGCGGCGCCGGCGGCCGCTTTGATGTCGGCGCCGAACGCGGGCTTGGTGGTGCGGCTGCCAAAGAGGGCCATCGACCGGGATGCTATCCACAACCTGTGGACAAGTCCAGTATCACCTGAATGCGAACGCGGGTTTGGTGCGTTGGGTGGGTCGGGCGGCGATTGCGGCGGCCCATACCATGCAGCGCGCCAACTCAATCGGGCCCGGCGATTTTTGACTGGACAAAACGGTTGAGTTTTGGGTTTTGACGGCGACAGCGCGGCCGACGTGTTCGGCCAAAGCGTTGGATCCGTCGTGGCGGAGGCGGCCCTCGAGGATCAGGGCTCGGACGATGGGCGTGTATTTGAGCAGTTCGCCGTAGCCGACGATCGACATCCGCCGCTCGAGGTGGGTTGGCATGAGCGCCTCGAGGCCGGGTGTGAGCGTGAGTTGCACCGTCGGGTCGGCCAACACTTTGGCGATCGCGTCCCAGCATTGGTCTGCGGATTGGACGATGAACTCGACGGTGACCTTGACGATGCCGCTGTCGTTGACGGCCCTGACGCCGACGTACCGGGATTCGTCGACCGAGTTGTCGACGGACAGGATGCCACCGGCCGGGATGTCGTCGGCAACGAGGTTGTCCCAGGTGCCGAGCGGTAGCCATGCTTTTGTGGCGGCGACCCATAGGTTGAGGTGGGCGCGGAGGAATGCGGCGCGGTCGGCGCCTTCGGCAGCGGCCTCGAGCGCGTCCCAGGTGACGGTCGTACCCAGGGCTGGGTTGGCCCAGGGCCACCAGCGGCGGTCGTCAGGGTTGACGCCCGGTGGCGGTGACCATTCGGCGAAGAACAGACGGCCAGGCTTACCGGCGTCGATCGCGGAAATTGCCTGCTCGCGTAAACCGAGCATGAGCGTGGAGCTCTGATCGCCAGCAGTCGACCACATGGACAGCAACGGATTTTTGACGGCGATCATGGACGGCCGCAAAGCGTCGTAGATCACCGACGGTGCAATGTCCCAAATTTCGTCGACCAAAATCAGGTCGAGGGTGAGGCCGTGGACGTTGTCTTTGGCGGCGGCGACTCGGAAGGTGGATCGGTCCGGCATCGTCACCTGCTGGGAACCGTTCGACCAGCGCACTTCGGCGCCGTGGTGGTCCTCGAGGTACAGCGCCAACTCGCGGAACATCGGCATCGAGCGGTCGAGTTTGTTGGCAACCAGCAGAACGTTGACCGGCCGGCCCCGTCGACGTGCCTCATCCGCTAGGAACCAGCCGGCCAACGCTCGCAACGCTACCGACTTGCCCTGCTGACGGCCGGTACTGACCAGCGATTCACGAAACAGGAAGTCGCCTTTGTCGTCGACCGCCAACTGGCCGTCGAGGGCGATCCGTTGCCACTCCATGAGCTCGATTCCCATGTGTCGCCGCGCCCACTCGGCTTGGGCAGGGCCGAGTGACAGTTCTGTCGATCGCGGTGTGACCAGCCTTGGCTCGACCCGACCCGACAAGCCTAGATAATCCTGGCTTCGTCCCATTTGGCCCTCATCGGCCCTGTCAAGGGAGATCTCTGTGT